CGAATATTTTGCTGCAGCATATATTAGTACTTTTGTTTGTTTGCCACCTTTGAAGTGTCCTTCGCTCTCCCCTTCTATCCTTCGGTCTTATCCGTATCAGAAACACCAGAGTGCTGGTTTCTTCCCTGTTAAGACTGATCGTGATGTTTACGACGATCTGATAGTAAAGTTCGTCAATACCACCAAACAGGATATGGCATACTCTCATTCTTATAAGATGTTGTTGGAAATAGTTGCTGAGGTTAGAGATGGTGTTCAGAGATCTATTTTGAGTGAAGCTTGGTTCCCTGTGTTTGTTAATAAAATCAGTGTGAAACCTGAGGTTAGAGGCCACGGCACAGATTACTCTAAGACTAGAGTTATTTTTATTGCTTGTATGGTTCACCTGTTGCTGGACAAAGCTGTGTTTACGGATTATGTCAAATCTACTTATCAGCTGTCCAGTATCATGCTGGCTCACCAATGGCGGGGAGGAGGTGCAGAGCATTTGGCATGTAAAATGGGATATGCGCGCGACGATATGTTTTATGTCAATTTGGACATAAAACATTTTGATCAGAGCGCATTTGCCAGTATTATTAGTTTGATTGTATTAATGCCTTTTTTCTCACTCAGTGATAAGACTGAGGATTATGCTACACTCCGTGCTATTTACCTGCAACGCGCCCATGAGATGGCTTGCAAGTTGGTTAAGTGGGAAGGCTTGTCCTATCGACTTATTGTGGGGCAGGTCTTCTCGGGACTTTACCTGACTAGTTGGCTTGATACTGTTTATATGGAGGTTTGTAAAAATGTTTGTTTGATAGCGGCCTGTGATAGGATGGCAAAAGTTGATCGGGTCCTCGCCGATTCTTTTCAGTCATCCTTCCAGCCTGCTTGTCAATATGGGGACAATTGTTGTTGGGGGTTTGAGATGAAATATTTGCCCTATTTGTGTGCCAATCGCACTGAAGATTACCCTCTTGGTGATCTCCAACGCGATATGGAGCACATGTGTGGTTTGGCGTGTAAAGCTAGTGAGACTTTTCTTTTCCTGCCTGATGAGACGAAGATTAGCCCGTTCTTTACACTTATCACGCCGATCATGAATGGGGTGGATGTGGTTGGTTATAATATTAAACGACACGGTCCGGAGTTTCTTAAGCGTAGATTTGTTAGAATCGTCGTTGATAAGGTGGTTCATATTGTGCCTTGGCGGCATGAGAGTGATTATTATACCAAATCGTGTGTCTCTGCACACTCGCTTGACACTGAGTCTGTCAAGTGGGCTAGTAAATTTCTCGGGTTGATGGTTGATACAATGGGGACTAATATAGTTGCCTATTCAGCTATGCGTTCAATGTATGTTCAAGTTGCTACAAAATTTGGTCCAGTTACTTCGGACTCTATTTATGAGCATGCTGTTGCTCGCGATCCGGAAATGAAGAGACGTATGATTAAGGTGGGCATTCTCCCTGAAGAGGTGCCCAAGTTTGTGGAACACTCTGTGTTGCTACGCCAATTCCTATGGGATGATGATATGCGAGCTGCCTGGTCGCATCGATATAAGCGGCCCCTTTATGAGCCCAATGGGGTTGAGTATTGGCCTGAACCTTCTGATGATCCTTCGCTCCGTTCGTATTATGACACCGTGGAGGAATGTTATGATGATTGACCTTGTTCTGTGAAACAAAT